CTGGTGAAAAATATTCAAAATCTAAAAATATTTTAAATAATCCTAAATTAAAAAAAGAATTTTTAGAGTACGCTAATAATCCTAAAGTAACAACAAAAGATATAAGAAATAAATTTAAAATTAGCACTGCAGAATTTTATGAGGGTGGTCTGAGAGATATAATAGAAAAAGACTTTCAAAGTTTATCTACTTCTAGATTAAAAGCTCCAACCATAGAGAGGATGTTAAAATTAAATAATAGTAAAATTGCAAATAGGTATTTAAATAAAGGAGAGTTGATACCTTTTAAGGTAATTGAAAGGTTTGGCATGACTGCCTCTGAAGGTGCTAATGCAGTTTACAGGCTCGCACAAGTTTATGGTGGAAAAAATTTTAATGATACAAGATTAGATGGCATTAAAGTAAATAAAAAAATATCTAACAAAATTTTTAAATCTATGGAAAAACAACCGTTTGGAAATCCATATCATGATATCGGGTATCAATTATCACTAGATACTATTGATGAAACATTAGGAAGAGAAAGAGGAACTTTTAAATCTTTTAAAAGCAAAGCAAGAGAGGTTTTAGCCGAAAATAAAATTAAGGGTTTTGATATAAATGAAATGATCGGTGTTACAGGTTCAGCAAAAGTCCCTGGAGGAGCTGAATTTTCTCAATTCATAGACATTATGGATAAAAATTTAAATCGGAAAGCGTTAGCATCTTTTCAATCTGCTTTATCACGAGCTAGACAAGCGATAGCAAATAATCCTGCTTCTTTTGTTGAGGAGTCTAAAAAAATAAATAAATTAGCCGTGAACTTTGAAAAAAGATACGGTATAAAACTTCCAAGAATTAGACCAACAGAAAATGTTACAAAATATTTTTCACCAAAAAGATTAACAGAATTAAAAAAACAGGGGATAGATTTAGTAAAAGCCTCTAAAGAGGCAGGGTATACTTATCAACTTCCAAAAGGTGCAATGACAATAGAGGAGTTTTTAAAACCAGAAAACAAAAAAACGACACAATTATTGGCGACGTTAGGTTGTCCTGACTTTAAAGGTAAACAAGTTTTTCAAGATGGTGGTCGTATCGGTTTTCAAGAGGGTACAACACCTAGTATTAAATGTATTAAAGAAGGCGCAAAAAAAATTAATTTAGGAGAAATAAAACCTGGAGCTGAAACTAGAAATTTTGCTAAATTCTTTAACAGTGCATATAAATTAGGTAGGGGTGTTTTAAAATTTGGAATCATACCTGAAGCATTATTCATAGGCGGAGAGACACTTGTTCGAATGGCCATGGGAGACACTCTTGATGAAGCTTTTTTAAGAGCAACAGAATTTATTAGACCAGGTGATCAAACATCAGAAGCAGATAAGAGACAAATAGAAAGATTAATGGGCCCTGAAAATACAAAGTATATGCTTAACCTTAGAAATTTTCAAAAAGCACAACAAGAATTAAAAAACGTTATTGGTGCTCAACAAGCTGATCTTGCTTTAGCAGGAGAAGAATTTGATGAAATGAGTTCAGGAGAAACACAAACAGATGTTATAGAAAGGTATAAACCAGAAATAGCAGAAAAAGAAAAAGCAGTTCTTGATGCAACAATTTCTCAACCAGAGACTCTTTATGCTCGTTTTTTAGAAGATGAGTTTGAAGATATCAAAGGTGTTAAAAGAGGTAAAATTGGAAGACAAAAAAGACAAGAGTTAAATATAGTTGATCCCGAAGATCCTGAAACAGAATCTCTTGTTACTCCAGAAATAACACAAGCAGAATTAAATAGAAGAATAGTAGGACAACAACCAACAATAGCCGAAGATATTTTTGGTGATTTTGCACGTGCTACTAAAACACCAGCGCAACAAGTTTTAGATTTTATGAGAGCACAAGAACAAACGGCAGAAGCAGTAGACAAGGCAGTTGAAAATGTTAGAAGAGAACAGTTTGAAAAAGCTTATGAAGATTCTGCACTTGCAGAACAACTTTTTGGCCCTAGCAGAACATTCGCTGGCGAACCCGTTAATTTAGAAAATTATGAACCCTCTGATAGATTTCAAGATTTTGAAATGAATCAAGGTATTTACGCTCTTGGAGGTAGAGTGGGTTTTAAAGATGGACCAAAAGATCCAGGTCGAAGAACTTTTTTAAAACTTATGGCAGGTATTATGTCTTTACCTCTTGTTGGTAAATTTTTTAAACCAGCAGCACCTGTAGTTGAAAAACTTGCAAACACATCTACAAAAATGCCGGACTGGTTTCCGAATTTTGTTCAAAAATTTATGAATAATTCTATTGGTAAAAAAATAGATGCGGATCTCATGCAATATAAAAACCCAGATTTACCTGGAGTGACATTAACAAGAAATGATGATGGTAGAGTATTTGTAGAAGGCAAAAACGAATATAACGAAGTATATCAGATAGAATACGAGCCACCAGGATATGAAGTTTTAGATTATGAAACAGGCAAAGCTGTTAAAACTCAAGGAAATTTTGAAGCTGTAGAAGGAAGACATGTTGCAATGGGTCGAGACGATTACGATGTAGAGGCTTTTTACGCAGACGATTTAGATGAAATAGCAGCTAGTGATATTGCAGATATGGAAAAATACACAACGGGTAAAGTAACTGGCACTGTGAAAGATTCTATGGGTAAAGACACAGGACTTAAAAAAGGCGAGTATGATTTAAATGTGGCCCAAGGAAGAGCAGAAGCTGAAGTAGATATTGCTAGAGACTTGGATGATTTTTATGAAGACTAAGCTAACAACTACAATACCCCCTAAATCAGGTCCTCAGTCTGAGGGCTTGCTTATTAATTATAATACTGTTAAACCTGTAAAATTGGAGAAAATAAATGGCAGACGTAGACAAGTCTCTACCAAACGTAGAGCAAGAAATAAAAGTTCCATCACCTGAAGAAATTGAAGTTGCTCAAGAAGAAGAGCAAAAACAAGTTGATGAACAAGGGGATCCTGTAGAAATTACAGAGAATGAAGATGGTTCTGTAGATATTAATTATGATCCGTCAATAGCGTCTGTTGAAGGAGATATAAATCATTACGATAATTTAGCAGAACATTTACCTGAAGATATTCTTGGGAGACTTGGAACTACACTTTATCAAAACTATCAAGACTACAAAAATTCTAGAAAAGATTGGGAAAGAGGTTACAGAGAAGGTTTAGATTTATTAGGTTTTAAATACGATAACAGAACAGAACCTTTTCAAGGTGCATCAGGTGCAACTCACCCAGTATTAGCTGAAGCTGTTACACAGTTTCAAGCGTTAGCTTATAAAGAATTATTACCTGCTGAGGGTCCGGTTAGAACTCAAATTTTAGGTATACCCACTCCAGAAAAAGAACAACAATCACAAAGAGTAAAAGATTTCATGAACTATCAGATCATGGATAAGATGAAAGATTACGAACCAGATTTTGATTCGTTATTATTTCATTTACCGTTAGCAGGTTCAGCTTTTAAAAAAGTCTATTATGACGAAGCAGCTACAATGGCCTGCTCTAAATTTGTACCCGCAGATGATTTGATTGTTCCGTATACAGCTACCTCATTAGATGATGCGGAATCTATCATTCATCGCGTACAAATATCTGAGAACGAATTAAGAAAACAACAAGTGGCAGGTTTTTATAGGGATGTAGAATTAAAACCAGGACCAGTTAACGAGACTGAAGTAGAGAAAAAAGAAAGAGAGCTTCAAGGTGAAACAAAAGGCAGAGACGAAGATGTATTTAATTTATTAGAATGCCACGTTAACCTTGACCTTGAAGGGTTTGAAGATATGGGACAAGATGGAGAACCAACAGGAATTAAACTTCCTTATGTTGTAACTCTTGAAGAAAACTCTAGAGAAGTTTTATCAATTAAAAGAAACTATGAAATAGGTGATCCATTAAGAAAAAAAATAGATTACTTTGTACATTTTAAATTTTTACCAGGACTTGGCTTTTACGGTTTTGGTTTAATACACATGATAGGAGGACTATCAAGAACAGCTACTGCTGCATTACGACAACTATTAGACGCGGGAACTTTATCAAACTTACCTGCAGGATTTAAACAAAGAGGAATTAGAATTAGAGATGACGCTCAAAGCATTCAACCAGGAGAATTTAGAGATGTGGATGCACCAGGAGGAAACATCAGA